GGCTTTTGCGTAGGAATACCGTCAGATAGCGCGATCAATCCTTTGCGGTCGCTGTCTGCTTGTGCGCGGTTTGCAATGGCGCGAAGCGCTCTATCCTGGTTGGCCGCTTCCTGCTTGGCGTCTTCCCGTCGCAGATTGCCAATGGTTGCAGCTTGAGAGAATTGCAATTGACTTATTGCAACGGCCTGCGCAGCCAATGCGCCTAGCTCTTTTCCAATTGCGACAATGCCGAACTTAACACGAGTTGCAACGATGGCGACAGCATCAAGCGCCGAAGAAATACCGCCTTGAATACTCGCAAATGCACCTGATTCCTTCGTTCCTTCGGCATATGCCGAGTTCATTGCGCGGATGATGCTTATCAAGTCTTCAATCGCACCCGTAGCCAGTTTTACGCTGTCATAGATGATCCCGCCGGTATTGTTCTGATTGATGGTGCGGAACAGTTCATCCCATGAGTCGCCAAGGTTGGAGATGGCGCCATCGAGCGTCTTAGCGCGCTCTTCCATCGCGCCGAAGAAGTTTTTATTACCAATGTTCGTCAGGTATTGGCTGATTGCTTCGGCGTTGTTCTGAATGGTCGTCGTGACGCCCTGAAAGGTCAGAGAAACTTGATCTCCGTTTTGCTTCGCCTTGATTCCAAACTCTTTCAGTCTCTCGAATTCACCTGTAGATGCATCGGCAACTGCTTCGATCATCTGATTGAGAGACTTGCCCATTGCGGAAGCGGTGTTTCCGTAACTGGTCAAGGATTCCTTGGACGCATCAAGCCCCAAGGATTTCATCTTGATGAATGCCTGCGTTACTTCGGCCAGCGAGAACGGAGTTTCAGCGGCAAATTCCTTGATCCATGCGAGTTCCTTTTCGGCATTCGCAGAGCTTCCGGTGATCGTAATCAGCGATGAATTGAGAACGTCGAATTCGCGCTGAACTGATACCAGTTTTCCGGCGAACGCTGCCACGGAGACACCGGCAAACAAACTACCGGCTAATTTAGCCAATGACGAAAAGCCAGCCGTTAGCGAACCTGCCAACTGGTTAAGATTGCTCGATTCCTTGTGGAACTTGTCGAGGCTTTGCGCGGCCTTGTTGATGCCGACCGCAGCGGCGTCAGCAGATTTAGCGATGGATTCAAACTGGGTAGTTTTACCACTAATGCCGGATAGTTGCGCGTTGGCTTTCTGCGCTTCGGTGGCGATCTTGGACAGGGAAACGGCAGCAGGATCAAGCGGCTTGAATGAAGACCCTGCGGATTGCGCTTTCTGCGCCATCGCTGCAATCTGAGCATTTGCCCGTGCAGCGGCATCGGATACGCCTGCTGTAGCTTTCTCAGCTTTGGCGCCGGATTGTGCAAGTTTGTCGAGTTCTTCCGCGCCCTTCTTGACGCCAGAGGTTTGTACCTCTAACGCCAGGGTGACTTTTTCTTCTGCCATCGGAAGCCTCAAAAGAAAAACCGCCCGTAGGCGATTATGTGTTGTGTATCGTGACTAGCGCTTCATCTTCCATCACGCGAATGCAGTGGAATATTTCTTCCCACTGCTTGCGCTTGATGCCGAGCAATTTCAGAATGTCCTGAATGACCGAGTAATCCAGTCCAATCGGGCCATTTATCCCAATTCGCCATTGGGTTAGCAGCGATTGAAAACACATCGCTGCCTGATAGTTCTCAGGGAATACTTCAACAAACTTGAAGTCGTCGCCATAGTCATCTAACGCAAATCCCGTCGCTTCAAGTTCAGCTTGCGATGGTCTTTTCTGATAGAAGAACCGGGCGACCTTCCTCAGTTTCCCAGGCGGGCGCCGGAAAGTTCCTCAACGTACTTGGCGAAAATCTTGGTTTCCACGCCCTGATAGTTTTCGATCAGCTTGCCAAGCGCATCAGTCGAGAATTCAGCATCAAGGCCAGACCAGCCACTGACGATTTCAGACAGAGCCTCAACGGCAGCTTTCTTGCTCTTTGACTTGGAAGTGCGGGCAATGTATTCGTCGTATTCCGGCTTCGTCTTGTAGTTGAAGATGAATTCGACGGTTTCACTACCGCCGCCGGGGACGTTGATAACCACATTCGCGGCAAAGGTAGGATTCGGAGTAAGTTTCAGCATGATTTGTCCTCGTTAGACACCTCGTTAAAATGACCTACGGCAACGCGAACGAGGACGCGCTTTCGGTTTCCCTAGCCGTGGTCAAAACGGCTTAGGACGCATATCTAACCGGGCGATTGTTTCCGTTGATTGAAACCTTGACCCGGTTGATCTGGCCTTCGGTGATTTGCAGAGTTTCGTTCAAGGCCACGGTGCAGGGGATCAGATTGATCGAACCGGCGCGGGTGGTGATCTTCAAAACGGTATCGGTTTGAACGTCGGTCAGGGTTTGCAGAGCGGCATAACCGGCAGTGCTGATGGAATCAGCATCCAGTTCCATGCCGTAGGTAACAGCTGAGAAGCCGTCATTGATCGAATACTCAACATCAGACTCGATATATTTGTACGTTACCTGCTTGGCATCGCCGCCCGAGCTAGACGGGTTCATGACCTGCGTGATCTGGGTGAAGGCTGAAACCTTCGACACGGTGCCAACACCAGTACCAGCCGGGTAAAAGTTGGTGTTGGTCGTGTTACAACCTTCCAGAACAAAGGTATCCGTGGCAACAGACTTGATACGGAATGCCCGCTTGTTCAAGCGGCCCCAGCCGGAGGTCATGATGACGAAATCGCCATTCGAATAACCGTGCGTGGTGGAGGTGACTACCGCTTCCGTCGCGTTGGTAACGACGGTCGTTACCTTGGGAGCGGCGATGGTAGAGGCGATGTTATAGGTTGAGCCAGTTGGCAACTGAGCCATGATGTTTCCTTTCAGTGGGCGAAAAAAAACCGCCTTTCAGCGGTCGGATGCGCCCAAGATGGGCATTAAAAAACCCGCCGAAGCGGGTAGTGTTCTTAGGTCGTCTTATCGACCCGGTATCGGATGCTAACGGGCAGCACATGCCACCCTTCGTCATTCATCGATGGCCCCATTGAAGGCGTGCGGTCAATGAAGATCGCTAATCCTGACTTAGCGATTGCCGTATTCTGAGCAAACAGCGCAATCAATGATTCGGCGATCGTTTCCGCCGCTCCGGTTCCTGTTCCATCGGGCGAGTAGATAGATAGCTGGAATATCCCGGCATACAGCTTGTAATCGCCCGTAATCGCCCCGTCGAATGTCTCAGCTGGAAGCAGATAGGCGCGGATATAACGAGTTCCTGACACCGGCGTATAGCTGACGTTTTGCCATGCGACAGGAATAACCGGAGACTGAGCATCAGCCCATGTTTTAAGCCGTGATTCCAATGCGGCGCGGATTGTCTTTTGACTCATTAGGCACCGTATTGGTTAGTGATTTCAACGAGAGACAGCCTTACCATGCCGGCAGGGGCTTGACCTGACCAGCCATTCTCAAGTCGGACGCTGTAAGGCAAAGAGTTTGACAGGTAGATTTTCCCGCCTAGCTCTGCCGAGACAATCTCCTTCGTTACCTTGCCGAGCGCGCTTTCGGTTGATTCCGTGGTCGCAGTGTCGGGCGATCCGTAGCCAACATTCCAGTTGGCGCGAAACCTTCCTGTATCGACCGGAGACTTAATAATCACACGACTGAACAGATCAAGCATTACCTTGCGAACCATAATCTCGGTATGGCCTTTGGCCTTCTCGCAAGCCTTTGCTAGATCGAGCGCGAAAGTCATTTGCGCAGATTGCAGTCGTAAAGCACGGCAACGCCAGCCGGCGCAATCGACTTGACCTTTGTGATGCGCCAAGTCACACCGCCGACGATTGCCAGATCATCAATGCCAGGCTCGGACATACCTACCGGAGACAGAAGCAACTGCTTGTCTCCAAGCACAATCAGCGTGCCGTCAATGGCGTTTGTGCCGTAGTCAAAGACGCATCCATTGCCCACGGTATCAATGGTAGTGATAGCCGTCGTTCCTGTGTCAGGGTCGTAGCTTCCCGGCGTATTCGTGCGGATGGTGATCGATTGGCCGAACTCATCTAACAAGTCGTCAGCAGTAAGCGCCAGATCGCCGTAGAAGCTCATTGCTTACCACCTTCACTTACCACCTTACTTACCACCTCAACGCGACCGCGCAACGTTCTCCACAGCACACGCTTATGCCACTTGTCGATACGAATTGGATTGCTGAGTACGCGCACAATTCCGCGCTTTTCATCGGCATAAATCACGCGGTCAATTTTGTTTCCATTCAGCAATACGTCACGATTTGTTCCGCGCCCGTCGTAAGGCGTATGAACGTATTGATTAGGTTTCACGCCCGCACCAACTGAACCGAACCAGACCCGCATTTAATCAAATCACGCAGCAGCGAGTCAATCAGCGAGTAGGTTTTCTGCCCACCATTCATCGGAGCCGACATTGATTTCTTGATCGGCCCGACTTGCACATCAGTCACATATTGCGAATCAGGATCAACGATCAGCGGACTGGAAATAGCTTTGATTGCCAATTCCATGCAGGCTGTTTTCAGCATCGGTGGAATGGCATCGGATGCCAGCGTAAAGCGGTCAAACATGACGCCAGAGCGAGGCCACATGAGCGCCTGATGCTCGGCAACACGGTTGCCTTTGAAACGGTAGGTAGCGTCGAGATATTGAGTGGCGTTCCTGAGCGCACTTTCCTTTACGCTATCCGCGCCACTCCATGCAGTTAATCCTCTGGCAGTCGCGTAGGCAGTGGCATCGGAAACGCTGGCGTAGCTTTCGGAATCAGCCGCAGCGGTTCCAGTCTCGACGATCAATGCCATTACTCAGCCTTTTCCTTTGGCTTACGACCACGCCGTTTAGGTGCTTCTGCCTGTTGTTCCTCTTCAGACTCAACAAACAGCTTATGAATCTTCGGATCGAAGTCCGACTCGTTGATTTCAACGAATCCGCCGTACTCTGCATTGGCAGGCCAGACGATACGGACGACAGGAAGTGACCCCATTTCAATCTCCAAAAGAAAGGGCAGAGCCGAAGCCCTGCCCATTCAGTTTTAGGCGCCGATCAACAGGCCACAGTAACGCGGTGCGATCATCTTCACGCCCCACGCCAAGTTGACTTCGTAGCGCACCTGACGCTTTTGCTTGTAAATCACAAACTCGTAGGTGATGCCAGATACAGGGTCAGTGACCAGCATCACGTCATCAGCGGCGTCGCCTTCATCCGGCATGGCCGGTGCGCGGGTAGCCAGTTGAATGGCAGAACGCTGGAAGAACATGTTGCGGGTAGTCGCAGCAACGACGGTGATGGCCTTGGTTGCGGCGGACATGGCGACCTTCAAGCCAGGCTCGGCAATCTTGAGAACGCCACCCGTGCCAGAAATAGCCTCTGCAACCACGTACTGATTGGAATCGCCAGCGAAGGTGATGATGTCACCAGCCAGCAAAGCCACGGCAGCAGCGGAGAGCGTCAGGCTGGTCGTGCCAACGGCGTAGCCAGTAGCATCAACGGTTGCCGTCACAGTGCCAACGGTCACAGCGGTTTTCACCTGACCAGAGTTGTGCAACTGGAAGCCTTCGACTTCACCGAGCGAACCACGGCGGAGCAGATCATCGGTGCCGGCTTCATTGACCTTGAACAGACCGGACTGAACGCCGCGAATCTTGGCGACAGCAGTTGAACCGAGAACCATGTGCATGTCTGACTGCGGAGCGCCGTTGTCGTCAAGGATGCGGCGAGCTTCGGCGAAGTCGGTCAGCACGCCAGCGGTGCCGAAGGGCGTGGTGTTGTAGGTGCCGTAAGCACGCGATGCAGCAACGTGCAGCGCAGCCAGGTCAGCTTCAACTTCATTGGTCAGGGTACGCATGGCCTGAGCGATGCGGTTGCGATTGATCGAAGCCTTGGTTCCAGCGATATTCAGGCCGCGATTTTCTTCGCCAGTGATGCCGAACGGAACCGAGCGGGCCTTGGAGATGGTCATCTGCACATTGCCGATGGTTTGCGCCGGAGTGTCGGCAGCATACGCAGCAGCGGTCAGGTTTTCAGCAGCCATTGCACCAACAACCGGCGAGATGATCGACTGGCCGACGGCGGCGCGTTCGGCATTGGAATCGCGGGCAACAGCCGGAATGAAGCCGACCAATTCACGCGAGACAACATCCATCGCTTCGTAAATCGACGGGACGAGAGAGGTAAGAGTAAGTGCGCCCATGATTGGACTCCTTCAAATGAAAAAGCCCGCACATGGCGGGCATTGATTGCTTCGGATAGGTTTGTTTAGTCCGTGAGGACTGCTTTACCCTCTCTGATTTGCTTGGCAAACGAGGCTTGCTCGTTCGGCGCCATGCC